GCCATGAAAGTGGATGGCAAGACTCAATACATTAATGGTCTTATAGCATAATACCAAGGATGCTTTAAATATCTTGGCACAAACACAAAACTTCCTTAGAATGTAATGGAACCTTTTTAAGGAAAAAGCCATGAAAGGGCGATGATGTCTACTCCAAGCTGGGTGATGACTTATGATACCCTCAATTCAACTGTCCTCCAGTATCTGGAGCGCAGTGATGCGGCGACGACGGCGGCTATCCCCACCTTCATTACGCTTTGTGAATTTGAGATTGCCGAGGAGATCAAGACCCTTGGTCAATTGAACGTTGCCACGGCAAACATGGAGGCATCAAACCCCATCCTCCAAAAGCCTGCCAGATGGCGCAAGACGGTGTCCATGAACATCACGACCGCCAGCGGTACGCAACCTGTACTGCTACGCAAGTTTGAGTACCTGAAGAATTACTGGCCTGACGCGACCCAGACGGACGCTCCATTGTTCTACTCAGACATTGACTACGATCATTGGTACTTGGCTCCCACCCCAGATCAGGCGTACAGTTTTGAGACCTTGTACTACGAGCGTATTGAGCCTTTGTCCTCATCTGTACAAACCAACTGGTTGACCCGCAACGCTCCGAACGCCATGCTGTACGGAACCTTGTTGCAGGCTATGCCATTCCTGAAAAACGACCAGCGCCAGATATTCCAACAGAAATATTCTGAGGCTATTTCTGCGCTGAAGACCGAAGACACCACGCGAGTTGGTGACCGACAAACCATTGCTGTGGATAGTTAATCATGACCACCTACCAAAATCCGTTTACAGGGCAAACCATCAACCCATCACAGGTGGGTTACGAGTCGCTGAGTATCTCGACCAACACCACGTTGCAGTGGCCCGTCAACGGGAATAACTCCAGCGTCGTTGCCAACATCATGGACATCACCGCCACGACGGCTGGCTTGTCTTTGATCCTGCCCTCTGCCCAGCAAGTCTCTGTTGGTCAAAACATCATCATCCGAAACATTGGATCAAACTCGTTCAACGTGACCAACGCTGGCGGCAGTGTGATTGCTACGATTGCCTCGGGTATCGCCAACTTCATCTACCTGACCAACAACAGCACCGACAACGGTGTCTGGACGGTTATTACGTTTGGTGCGGGTACGTCCTCAGCCAACGCCGCAACCCTTGCCGGGTACGGTCTGGTGGCTCTTAACACCACGTTAAACCAATCCCACAACATTACCTCCATCTCGTTTGGGTACACCATCCTTGACAGCGACCGTGCTGGATTTCTTGTATGGAACGGCGGTGTTGGAACCCTGACCCTGCCTACAGCCTCTACGGTTGGAAACAACTGGTTTGTGGTGATCCGAAACAACGGTACGGGTATTGTCACCGTTCAGCCGCAGGGTACGGACACCATTGACGGAAACTCTAACGCTCAATTGCAATTGACTGAGTCGTTTGTCATTGTTTCCAACGGAACCAACTACAACACCTTTGCTTACGGTCGATCAAACCAGTTTGCCTTTACCACCCTTGCTAAGACAATAACGGGTGGTACGGTGACCTTGACTTCGGCTGAGGGTGCAAACGTCATCCAAGAGTACAGCGGTACTTTGACCTCAAACTGTATTGTTGTAGTTCCGTCTACGGTTCAGCTTTATTCGATGCAGAACGCCACCTCAGGTTCCTTTACCCTGACGTTTAAGACATCGGTGGTGGGTGGAACTACATACGTTTTGCAACAAGGTCAGACGGTGATCTTGATCTGTGACGGTACGAACGTTTACAACGCCAATACAGCCCAAGCAAACGTGTTGTCTACCCTGACCCTTGGTAATGGTTCAGCGGCGGCTCCATCGCTCAATTTCAGTGGTGACACAAACTCAGGTTACTACCTTGCCGCCACCAATCAGCTTGGATTTTCACTTGGTAATACCAACAGGATGACTTTGACAACGACTGGTTTGTTGGTTCCTGTGGGCATCAGCGGAGGCGTATTTTGACAGCAAAGGTCACTACCCTATCGGTCAAGCCCGGCATCCAGCGGGACGGTACTCAGTTTGCATCGGACACCTACGTCGATGGTCAATGGGTACGGTTTCAGCGCGGCATGCCAAGAAAGATTGGCGGGTACAACGGCATTTTCTTGAATGCTTCAGGCATCTCTCGCGGGATGACCATGACCTCTGTCAACGGGTTGAACTACGTTGTCTCTGGGTACAACAATGGTTTGGAACAGTGGTCTACGGATAACGATGACGGCGTGGGGTTTGGCCCCACCACCCTGTACCCCATAGGCGCAATTGCCACGTTCTCAATAACCACCACCGGGTCACTCTATACCAACGGAACCTACACTGCCGTTGCTTTGCAGGGCGGCGCAGGCACAGGAGCCAAGGCAACCGTAGTAATAGCCGCAGGTGTTGTTTCTACCGTCACTATTACAACCACTGGCACTGGATACCAGATCGGCGATGTTTTGACTGTCTTAGCGGCAAGCGTTGGTGGTACTGGTTCTGGGTTTACTGGAACCGTCGGATCATTAAGTTACTACTCCAACGACAACTTGAACTTGTGGCAGTTTGATATTGGTTACGACTCAACAGGCGGGGCGACAAACCAGTTAGTTGCGCACCCCGGTTTAAACCTAGTTGCAATCGACAATACTACAAACACCCGACCTTTGTTTGGCGCATTCCCAAGCGTTACCAATCAACTGTCACCTGTGGGTGTCTTTACAGCCGCAGGCACAACCAACTCCACCACAACTTTTACGTTGACAACAGCAAATACTGCCGTTGGTGCAGGCGTGTCTATCAGCGGCTCTGGTATTCCCGTTGGAACAACCGTTGTATCCGTTGTTGGAACAGCGGTGACTATGTCAGCCGCCGCAACCGCATCCGCAAGCATCACGGCAACCTTTGACAACAACATTTCCGTCTCTGGTGGTGTGGTTATGCTTCACCCGTACCTGTTTGTGTACGGTAACAACGGATTGATTCAGAACTGCGCCGCTGGTGATTTCAACAATTGGACATCCTCAGATGCCAACGCCAACAACGTGTCCACTGGCAAGATTGTCAAGGGGCTTCCAATCCGTGGTGGTACTACCTCTCCTTCTGGACTCTTTTGGGCGCTGGATTCAGTGATCAGGGTGTCCTACAGCCCTAGTACGGTGGGTGGACTCAACTTCTATTGGAAGTATGACCTGTTGACCAGCCAAAGCTCCATCATGTCTTCACAATGCGTGATTGAGTACGACGGCATTTTCTATTGGTGCGGTGTTGACCGATTCCTTTGCTACAACGGTGTGGTACAGGAAATCCCTAATACCCTGAACCAGAACTACTTTTTTGACAACCTGAACTACGCCCAGCGCCAAAAGGTGTGGGTGTCCAAGGTTCCTCGCTTTGGTGAAATCTGGTGGTTCTACCCCAAGGGTGACGCAACTGAATGCACAGATGCCATCATCTACAACGTGCGCGAGAAGACTTGGTACGACGCTGGACAAGCCTCTGGTGCGCGTCGCTCTGCGGGTGCGTTCTCTGAGGTGTTTAGGAACCCAGTGTGGTCTGGCAATGAAGTCAACACACAAGGAAAGTACACCATCTGGCAACACGAGAAGGGTGTGAACCAGATTTACCTGACCAACGTGAATGCAATTCGCTCCATGTTTGAAACTTGTAACTTGGGGTTGGTCACGGGTGGCCCCGGGAACCCGCAGATCGTAGGCGACAACCTGTGGGCGCGTATTGACCGAGTTGAACCTGACTTTGTCCAAGAGGGCGAGATGAACGTGGTGGTAACTGGCAAGGGTTACGCCAACGATGCCGATATTGAGTCTGCGCCGTATGTCTTCCAACCAGATACCCTGAAGGTAGACATGCGTGAGCAAAGGCGTGAATTGAGACTGCGGTTTGAATCAAATACCCAAAACGGTAACTACCAGATGGGTAAGATTTTGATCTCCGTCGAAGGTGGTGACGTTCGTTCGACTGGAAACCCATGACAACCTACGACCCAAGGGACATGACATGGGATTACTGGTGCAAGCTCACCGAAGAGTTGTTTGCTCAGCAACAGCTTGGAAACGTTCCAGAAGATCAGTGGAGAGTTTGGGTCGATGGATTGGCTGGCGTGGGTAACTTCATGAACTCTGGAGTACCCGACAGCAGAGGTTTTGAGAAATGGCAAGACTGGGCAGAGCAGTTTGTCGGCATCATGAATGTGGGATAAATATGGCAACGCAACAAAGAATTTCTACTGAAGACATTATTCGCCAAGGCGCTGAAAGCAATGGTGAAAACTTTGATGTGCTTTATCAAGCCATTGAACAAGGAATTCAAGACGGCAATATAAGAATATTGCGTCATAACAATACTTTGTTGGTCTATGCAATTGTTGAAAAAGGTGTTGCTGAAATCCATTTGTATTCCGTTGATCAGCCTCCTGCAATGATTGAAGCATTCAAAAGTTTTTACCACGCATTTAAAGTTAGTGGCTTTAAAAGCTTGCATAGCATCATAGAAGACCCTCAGTTGATCCGCCTCATCAAGATGGCAAAGATTCCTGTCCAAGCGCAACAAACGCAAGACGGAATTGAAATTACGATTGAGGTGAAATAATGGGAAAAAAAGCAAAACAAGCCACCAACTGGGTTGGTAATCAAGTTAATAACGTTGCCAAAAGCATAGGCAACACGATAGTGGCTGTTGTAAAAAATCCATTACCAACCCTTGAAACCCTTGCGCTTACATATGTAGGTGTTCCTCCTACGGCGGCTAGTGCAATTGTGACTGCCATGAATGGAGGTACACCAGAACAAGTTTTTAAGGCGGCGGCTTTATCATCTATACCTGCCGCAAGTGAGTCAATTTCTCAAGCCACGGGGCTAGGCCCCGTTGCCTCAACCGCTCTTGCATCCGCAGGTATTTCGGCAATAACAGGCTCATCTGTGGAGCAGGCTCTTACAAATGCCGCAATCAGTGTTGCTGTATCTGGAACAAAACCTTATATTGCGGCAGAAATAAATAACCTTATCTCAAGCCCTGCTGTTGCGAATGCATTGACAAATGCTACGTTGACTGCGGAGGCGGGTGTATTGCAAGGTAGATCGCCAGATCAAATTACGCAGATGGTTGCATCTTCGTTTGGAAGCTCAGCCATGAGAGCAACCGCCGAAGCATTAGCGCCATCAAGCATCATGCCTACAACGAACCCTGATGTGTTCAATGCGGCTAGAGACAGCTTGGCGGCATCAAATGCATTAAATGCAGAACCATTAGCGCCAGCAGAGACACTCAATGCGACACCGCTAGATTCCGCAAATCAGCTTCCACCAGAAGTATTTATGCCGCCAGCGGATGTGGCTACAACCTTCCCTGCGCCACAAACCTCTGCACCTGTTGAGTCTTCCCCATTAGATGCCTTACCAGTTGAAACCCCTGTTAGCCCAACAAGCCCAATTGATGCAACAACGCAGACAAAGGAACCGCATCCAACAACGCTTCCGTTGACTTTGCCAGAAGAGACAACTCAACCTTTGGATACGGCTGTTGATGCCAACTATGCGTTGAATTCAACACTGACACCAAAGCTTGGCGTTGACTCAACAACTGGAACTGGTTTTACCGCAAAGCCTGAAACTATGGGTGCGGGTGACGTTGGTTACACACCTGTAGATTACGCACTGACAAACCCCTCAGGATTGGCTGACGGTACTGGTTTGCAAATGCCAACATCATCCAACATCAAGAGCATGGGTGGTGGACAAGGATTAACGGCTGACGTTACTAACCCCGTGACTGGCGAGACTGGTGTTGTTGGTGAACTTGGATATACACCCACGGGTGCTATTCCTGTTACCGATCCAGCGTACAACACCACTACTGCACCCAAAACAACAACCTCAAGCGGATCAAGTAGCAATCTAAACAATTTATTGATGGGACTTCCTATAGGTGCATTTGCAAAATCAGCAGGGGCAACAAGCACTTCTTCTCCGCTGGATGCCGCAAAGGTTGCTGAAAGCTATCTGACAACACGCACAGTTAACGGGCAAGAATTGACTTTGCCTCAACTCAAGCAGTTGTACCCTGAGGTTGTTCCTGAGTTATCCAAGCTTTTGATTGAGCGAGGGATGACCCTGAATCCTTCCCAACAAGAAGTTAAGTTTGGCGACTACCCGCAGACTGCGCCGTCTAACTCAAGTTCTGGTGAATTGAATCCTGTGTCTTTTGCCAACTTTGGTCAACCCAACGAAGAGTATCAATACGCCGCCAAGGGTGGCAGTATGACCCTTCCTAAAGGTCACAAGCCTGAATTTATTACTGGTCAGACTGGTCACTACGCCCAAGGGCGCGGTACGGGTCAATCAGACGATATTCCAGCCGTCTTGCATGACGGTGACTATGTTGTGGACGCTGATACGGTTGCCGCCTTTGGTGACGGTTCTAGCAAGGCTGGAGCGGGTGCTTTGGAGCAGTTCCGCA